TCGCCTTCCTTCAAAAATTGAGGTTTTTGCTCCTCTTCTTCCTTAAAATATTCGTCACCATCGTACTCACTGATCAATTTTCGACCAGATTTAGTAAAATCTTCTGATTTATCCATTTTAATGACCATTTTTGTCTCCGTAATGATTTATTTATCCTAATTCTGGGTTTTCCTTACGTTCTTTAGCTGTTTTCCAGAAATAATTCTCCTCAGAACCTAATCCATCACGATCATGACCATTTTCCACCTGATAATACACGGTTGAAACCTTAAAATCAGGATTCTTAGGTGTCTCAGGAGTGATACTATTGTCATATATCCTCATTCTGTTGTTTGGATAGAGACAAAACTGCCCATTATCC